GAGCGTAGAAACCCTCTATTATACTTTGACGAGGAAACCGGAACAAACAGGCCGCTACGATATGCACGAAACCAAAATAGCCCTTTTGAAGACGAGCAGGACGGCAACGCTATCGTTGAACCTATCATTTTTGAAGATGGATTTTTAAGCGTACCTAAAACTAACCCGGTGCTTCAGGAGTTCTTACATTACCACCCTATGAACGGAAAACGTTTTGTAGAGGTTAACCAAGAGGCTGATGCGCAACAAGATGTGGATAAATTAAACTCACGTGTAGACGCTTTGATTGAAGCTCGAAGTCTAACTATAGAGCAAGTGGAAAACATATCCAGTGTTTTATTTGGTATAGACCCATCTAAGATAACATCCTCAGAATTACGCAGAGATTTGCTTGTGTTTGCAGAAAATCATTCACAAGATTTTTTGTCAGCTATTAACGACCCGATGATGAAGCTTCAAGCTACCATCACTCAATTGTTTAATAAAAAGATTTTAATTTATAAGAACTCTAAAAAAGACGTATATTTTAATACGTCTTCAAACAAAAAACGAATGTTGACTTTACCTTTTGGCGAAGACCCACTATACGTTATAGCTTCATACCTTCAATCTGATGATGGTATAGAGACGCTAAAGTTTTTAGAAAAAAAGTTAGAAAGTGAAAAATAAGTTATATATTTGAATGAGTTATTTATAAAAACGTAATTGATTGCTCATAGTCAATTCTCCAAAAGGAGGTCATGAAAACGTGGCCTCTTTTTTTTTGCTTATCTTTGTACAAAAGATATTTACAGATGAGTATGATAAATTCAGTGCGTGAAACCGTACTGTCATTGTTGAATAAAAATAACTTTGGCTACATTACGCCCAATGATTTCAATTTGTATGCTAAGCAAGCTCAATTGGATATATTTGAAGATTATTTTTATCAATATAATTATCAAATTAACCAAGAGAACAAAAGACAATCGGGCACAGGTTTGGCTGATATAACTAAAGGTTATGAAGAGGTTATAGATAGTTTTTCACAGATAAAAGCTCTAAGCCATTCTGCTTTAAATTTATTTAACTTACCTTCAGACTATTGCTTAATAAATAAATTAAACTACTACCCCAACTTTGTTACAAGCGGAACAATAGACCAGGCTGGCCCAACAGCTTCTAATACTGTTTCAAATACAACAGCAACGTTTATTAGTTCGGGCGTAAAAGCAGGGGATATTATAAGTAATTTAACCACTAATGAATTTGGCTATGTAACACAAGTGATTTCTGAAACAACTTTACTTGCAACACAGCTATGGGAGCTTGGAAACGAATATTCGATAGTAACAAATAAAAATGTGCGTGAGATAGAAAGAGTTTCTCAGCAAAAAATATTTAAGTTAACCGCATCAAATTTAACAAAGCCTACAAATTTATTTCCTGCATATTTTTTAAACGGCAATACAACAACCGTATATCCTGAAGAAATAACAAGTCCAGGGACAGTTATTGCTCAATACGTAAGATATCCTAAGCCGCCAAAATGGACGTATTTTAATTTAGTTGGAAGTGAGCCTACGTTTAATCAAACCGCAGCTGATTACCAAGACTTTGAGTTGCCTCAAGATGATGAGCCAACATTAGTTATGAAAATATTACAGTTTGCCGGTATGTCCATAAGAGAAGTTGAAGCAATTAAATTTGGACAATCCCAAGAAATGGTAGAAAATCAAAATGAACAATAATGGCATATATTAGCGCATGGCAATATTACGAGAATGGAGGTAACACACCAGAAAACGAAAACTGGGGGTCTTATCAATATGTAAGCCTGGAAGATATTGTCAACAATTTTATGTTGATGTATGCAGGAAACCATTCTTTAATAAATAATGAAGAGCGATTTAAAGTTTTATTTCACGCTAAAAGAGCAATACAAGAACTTAACTATGATGCTTTTAAGGAAATTAAAATATTAGAACTTCAAGTGTGTGATAATTTAAGATTTGTACTTCCCCCTGATTACGTTAACTGGGTAAGGATATCTATATATAAAGATGGTGTGCTTAGGCCTCTTACTGAAAACATACAAACTAATTACAGTGATGCGTACCTACAAGACCATGAATGTAAAATATTATTTGATGACCAAGGAAACGTTTTAAAACCATCTACATCTTTGATTGATTTACAGCGGATTGAAGGTACAAAAAAGAGCATTTACTTAAACCAAAACAGCCCCTACAACAATATGGAAGGATACTGTATTGACGGGTATTGGTGTTTTGATTACGCTATTGGCGCTCGTTATGGTTTAAATACAGAAACAGCTAACTCTAATCCTACTTTCCGAATAGATTCAAAAAGTGGAGTGATTAACTTTAGCTCAGGTATGGCAAAAGAATTTTGTATACTTGAGTATGTATCAGACGGAATGGAATCTGGAGATGATTCTAAAATAAGCGTCAATAAATTATTTGAAGAATATATTTATGCGTATATCCAGTTTGCTATATTAAATGGTAAGTTAGGGGTTCAAGAGTATATTGTGGGTAGGGCAAGAAAAAGAAGCTCTGCTTTACTTAGAAATGCTAAAATTAGAATTAGTAACATACACCCTGGCAGACTACTTATGAATATGCGAGGTAAGGATAAATGGATAAAGTAACATGCCTACTACTCAAAGAAATTTTATAGCTGGACGAATGAACAAGAGCGTTGATGAGCGTCTTGTTCCTAATGGCGAATATATAGATGCTGTAAACGTCAGGCTTGGTTCTACCGAACAATCTGAAATAGGTTCGGTCGAAAATTCAAAAGGTAATGAAAAACTTACTTCATTAGAATATTTGAATGTACCTTTAAGTTCAGAAGCAAAATGTATTGGGTCTTTGGAAGACGGTCAACGTGAAACAATTATATGGTTTGTACACGACCCTGCATTTACAGGCTCTCCTACAGGTAAGCTTGATATGGTAGTTTCTTTTAACGTGGTAGAAAATACACTTAATTATCACGTAATAAGCGTAAATGACGGCGGAGGAATTAACACAACTTTAAATTTTAATGATAAGTTTTTAATCACTGGTGTTGATAGGGTGGATGACTTATTGTTTTTTACAGACAACACAAATCCACCGAGATTTATAAATATTACAAGAGCTTACGATATACCAGCGGGTACTCCCTTGGTTGATGTTTTTACGTCTGAAGAAATATTAGTAATTAAAAAACCACCCGTCACATCACCAACTATATCATTACGCACTTTAAGTGGCGAAGAAAATTTTTTAGAAACAAGGTTTATTTCTTTTGCTTATAGATATCAATATGAAGATGGAGAATACTCTGCTTTGTCTCAATTTTCAGAACCTGCTTTTCAGCCTGTTGGATTTGATTTTAGCACAGACTCAGGTCTTAACGAGGGCATGCAAAATGTTTTTAACTCAGTACAGGTAACATATAATTCAGGTGGTGATTTAGTCAAAGAAATAGAAGTAGTATTTAAAGAGTCTACAAGTAGTGTTATAAAATCTATTGAAAAATTTAACAAAGAGGAATTAGGTCTGGCAAGCAATACTGATTATACTTTAGACTTTACAAACAGCAAAATATTTACTGTGCTGCCAAATACTGAAATAGTTAGATTGTTTGACAATGTGCCTTTAAAGGCGCAAGCCCAAACAATTATGGGGAATCGACTTGTTTATGGCAACTATGTTGATGGTTTTGATTTAATTGACTTAAACACAAACCCAGTAAAATTAGAATACACCGTTGGTTTAGTGTCTGAAGAGGTTGGAGCTGGAGATGTTTCTGATGAAACTGCTCCGCAAGATTATTCTATTGATGGCGCTGTTACAATACAAAATGCAAGAGTTAATTTTGACTTGAATGGATTAGAATTAAAAGCTGGCGCTACTGTTACTTTTGATATTCGTTTTGACCACTCTCAATTTAGTGGCCAAACTCCTTTTCCTTCAGAAACAACTGATAATGTAGATATATCATTTTCTTTTAACTTACCGAGTGATTTTAATAGTGTATACGAATTAGCCACAGACCCATTGTTTACTGAAAGCGTTGGGACGGCAGCAAATATAAAACCCGTTTCTGGTCAACCAGGGGATGAAACTTCTTGTGACGGTACAACTTTTACAGATTCTTTTAACTGCTTAATACCTCAAAACTTAGATTCATTAACAAAATTTGCCAGCGGTATATCAGCTAACGGACAGGCAATACAAATTTTCACTTCTCCCGGAAGTACTGAAATAGGTTTTTCGCTGTTAGCAATGGCTTATGTAGATGATATTACAACTCCCACCCAAACAGTATATGAATATTATGACATATCATTTGCTGAAGGGTTTTATTTAGAATTAGGAAATCCAAAAAGCTTACATAGTAATAGAGATTATGAAATAGGCATCGTGTATATGGACGAGTTTAATAGGTCTACTACAGCTTTAGTTAGCCCTAACAATACGACACATGTTCCGTGTTCACTTTCCAGTTTTGCTAACAGGATACAAGTTT